GGAGTAATAAGATTAACATTCGCATGACCTATTTCCCAAAAATGAACTCCTCGATTTCCCCATTCTTGAAAAAGTAAATTTAAGGAACGTCTTGCTGATAATAATTGATGTCCTGATGATCCAACTAGACCAATACGTTCGTACGCTTCTGCAATGGTATCATCAATCGCAAAAGTCTTATCGAATGTATAAGTACCAGAAGTAGTATTAGCCATTTGCTACCTCTCTTACGTGAATGTGCCAGTAACTACTAAAAAATCACAGTTAGTTAAATCAGCATACATGCCGGTATCACAATAGATACCTTCTCCTGGGATCTTCACATAAAAATCAGAATTATCTGCAGTTCCCCACTTAGCTTCAAATACTAATTTACTAGCTGTTTTAGAACTGTCGGCCTCATTATAAATTTTAACGCTGCCATCAGCTGCACTGGATTGTGCCTGTACTGCCATGATTCTAGCTTTAGTAATTGTAGTAGCACTTGTGCCTACATACTTTTGTATTTGTCCATCTGCCGCCAATGCTATGGTTTGTCTTACATTTTGTGTTGCCATATATTCTCCTAGTCGTGAGCTCCCGAAGGAGCTCACATTATTTTATTTATTACGCGTCAGCAAAAGGAGTTACCAGCGTACCTGATGCTAGTAAAGTCCCACTGACATAATAAGCAGCGCTCGCTATAGCAGTAAATTGTACATAACTGCCAGCTAGTCCGCCCTTAGTTGAGCCATTTTGAGTAAGTACATCATTACTTGCTGAAGTAGAAATGAATGTTTTTCCATCAGCACCATCATTAACACCAAGAAACACACTTCCGAAAAATTTATCGGTTCCGTCTGTTTTGATATCCATGTCTGTTGCTGCTGTTTCTACCCAGAATGTGTAAGTACATCCAAGATTACTTGCGACGTTGTAATCATTTGCTCCAGCTGCAGCTTGTGAACTTCCCGACGTAATTGACGGTAAAGTAAAGACACCATCTGCATCATTGCAAGTTAAAATTCTACCTGCATGAGTAGCTACTGTCAAAGTTGTATCAGCGGTTAAGCTAACAACTGCTTTAGGTCCGAAACTAATAAAACCATTTAATGATCTTACTGGTCCCGAAAACGTTGTATTTGCCATAATTATAATCCTCCTAGTTTGTGAATCTAGTCTCTAGGCCGTCGACTATACGCGTCTAGATTCATTAAATAATTGTATAGTAATTAATCTATAACGCAGATTTGCGTCCAGCGCAAGGTATCCTGTAGTGAAAAGTTGATTTTTGATAGCGCTTAAGTGGCTATCGAAACTTCGGACCTGGCTTCGTTTATTTTAGTTTGAAGCGTTTGTTCTTCAAACTCTTTGGCAATGATCTCTTTAACAATTTCCTGAATTTTTTTATCGATATGTCCCATGTGTAAAGTATATCTACCTTCCTTCAGGTGCTCCTGTTGCCACTCTAGTTCCAAGGACCGTTTCGTAGTGTATAGGTCTTCGGTCATTTGTAACCTCCTCATAGGTTATCCATTTACCCCGTTTAGAAGTAAATCCATCTTTCTCCAGTTTTACCTCATTTTTTCCTAGTTTGTCAAGGATTGCTTTTTCAATACCTATGGCACTGTCTTCACACGTAACATTAAAGTCCGCGTAATAACCATTATATCGAATTTGTATTCTGAAGTTTTTCATATGAGAATTTCTTACTGTAGTGTCGAAATGAGGCAGTTTTAAGGCCGCCTCATTTCTAATTTATTGATTACGCTCCTTGTACGCCAAAGATACCTCTATAGTCGGATACGCCAAAAACGTATCTTTCTCTAGCTTTGTATCTAACATTACCAGTATCAAAGTCCCCTTCCATTGCAGTTGTCAATGGTGTTCTTTGGAACATTTTCATACCGTTAGGTACGTCCGTGATAAGATACCAGCTATCAGCATCAGTTAAGAAATTGTTCACTCTATATCCTTGAGGAACCATTCCCATTGAAAAGATAGCATTGAGATCGTTATCAGCAGTACCAGTTCTACCTTGAGATTTTAAAATTCTCTCAGCATTGAACTGATTGCCTGAAGGGACAATCATCTTGACCCCTTTAGCTGCTATTCTTAAACCTCGTTCATCAGTGAACGCATTAATATCAATTAATGCTGTTTCCAATGAAGTTTCGTTTAAGTCTGCTTGAGTTGTTAAAGTGTTTTTAACATTTGTTCCACTTACAGTTGTGTGTGCTGTAGAGAATAATGCAACGCCATCCCCTGATTTAAAAGTTGCCGTTTGAGGCAAGCCATTAATCAATGGGTTAGCTGCTTTAACTTCTTTCGCATTGGACATGGATCTAGCCAAAGCTTTTGTATAACGAGAAGCAAGTCTGTCGTAGAGATTATCTTCGATAGCTTCTTCTGTTATCGCAAATGCTAGAGCGATAGTTTCCATTGTGTACCTTGCAGTGTAGGTTTCTTCAGCATCATCATATCCGATGCCTTGACCTTCTGGTTTAACTTCAGCGTTCGCGAATCCAGATAACATGACTTCTTCTTCAAAAGCCCTGTCACTTGATTCAGTTACGTAAATTTCAGCATGTTGATTATCATACCGTTTATATTCCAGCCCAAATAGTGCATTTAGGCCTGGTTCTAGTTCCTTAACTAGCTGTGCTCGTGATATTGCCATTGTCTATATGCTCCTATTATGACGCAGTCGTCAAACCGCCAGAGTTTATTTGGTTAAGGTTCTGAACAACGACAAAAGTGCAATTAGCACTTGCTATGTCGGAGTTTTCAGGGTCCTCAGCCGAACGTAATAATCTCCATTGGTTCGCTGTTGCGTCACGCGTTGAATACGTTAGTTCTGAACTAGACTGTCCACTTGTAGTGGAACCTGCTGCTGTTACCGTTAAGCCGTACGTTTCAAGGTGATCGGCTTGTGGAACTGCTGCATCCGCTGAAACATTGTAAAGTTGAAACGGATTGTCCATAACAAAAGCTGTCGTATTTTCGCTGTTTGCTGGAGTAACGTCAGAATAGTAATTCTGCCAAGTCGGCTTCAAAGTTGTAGCCGCATTGTAGAATACACCATTCAACACACCGATTGTAGTGTTAGTTATAGCTGCCTGCGCAGTAGTTACGTATCCATTTACCACCCTTACAGATGATCCTTGGAACATAGACGTACCGTACGCTGACTCTATAAAGTATTTGGATTGTCCTTGGTTCGTGTAGTTTGATCCTAACGTTCCTTGGGCAATTAATCCAAATCCAGCACTATTACGATTTGCCATAGTATTACTCCTATATGTTTACAGTTTTACCTGTAAACGGTTAAATTATTCAGTGATAGGGAATTGGTTGTTATCCCGAGAAAATTAGCTTTTCTTTGTACCACCGAAGGTTACGCGAGATTGTCGATCAACATTGATCGGCATGCTCTTGTGCTGTTCCTTCATGAGATCGTGTTCTACAGCTTCGTCTTGCCCTCTAGATAAACTATCTATATAGGCTGCTCGTTGCTTCGCAATCTCTTCCGATATCCTTGCCAGCAAAAGGCCACCAACTCCAATGACACCTGCGTATTTACCATCGGTAATTACGGGATATTGAGTATCGGGATATTCATCGGCTCTCACCAATTCAAATCCTTCTCTCAAACGAGCTGAGACATTTTTAGTGTCTTGAAACCCTAAACTCTCTGCTCTTATCCATCTATGCCTAAATCCATCAGGCGCAGGCGGAGCATCTAAAGATGATGGGGGAGTCCACACTTTTGGTCTTTCAGTCTTTGACCGTGTTGAGCTCGCACGAGAAGTTTTATCTTGTTCTTTTTTCATATGCTTATGCCTCCTTCGTGAGTTTTAATTGTTTCGCATATTCTTCGAGTGGCACACCTAATTTTTTCGCAATAGCGACCTGTGAAGATGTGAGTCGCACAGTTTGGCGTCCTTGTTTTACGCTTCTATTTGCAGAAGCGACCGACTGAACGGGCTTGGACGTTTCTATACCCCTATCCTTATCAAATTTATTAGGAAAGTCAACTCTTATACGTTTGTCGATCTCCGTATAGTACTCATTTGATTTAGGGTCATACCCTTCCTTTTCAACCAGGTCCTTATGGATTTCAAAAGCTGTAAAGGTCATCGCTCGGTTTTGACCGAACCATTTATTTTTTGCAGCCCAGGTTTCCGCTTGAGGATCCGCAGGTTGTTCAGGTAGATATTGTGGAGTTTGTGTTGGTAATTTACCACCGTCAGATAATTTGACGTCTTCTTTGTTTTCTTTGGCTTGCTCCAATTTAGCATTATCAAATGCTAAGGTTGCAATCCGTTTGTTAGCTTCGACTTGAGCTTTTGCATCTCCCGCTTCAATGGCACTGGCCAATTCTCGTTGCGCCGATTCCATGCCGGTTTTGATGTTTGTTTCAAATCGTTTCCAATAATCAGTGTCTATTTTTAAAAATCTTTTCTGATCACTTTTTCTTTGAGTCTCTAACGCTTGAGCGTATTCGGTGGCAGAGTCTCTTTGTCTTTCCGCTTCCCGCATCTTACGCGTAAGTTTGGCAATTCGTGATTGCACACCCTTACTGTAATCCTCAAGTTTAGTATCCTCTTCTTTAGTTTCTTGTTTGGGTTCTTCCTTGGGTTCTTCCTTAACTTCAACTTCTTTTTCTGGTTCTTGGTCCTTGATTACTTCTTTAACTGTTTCTTCCTTCTCGACGACTTCTTCCTTTTTTTCCTCAGGTAATGTTACATCGAACTCTGGTCCAGACGTATCGATGTCTACCTTGGCGTCGTCCTTCTTGATCTTATTTCCTTCAGGCATAGTTTCCTCCTATGGTTAATATTTATGCAAGATATCCGTTGGATCCTTGACCGTTGCCAATACTTCATCTTCATTGAGCAACCGTACTTCCCCACCTTCAATTTCAATCCGTGAGCCAGCATAACGGGCAAAAACCACCCAGTCACCGACCTTGCACCACGGACCTTCAGGATAACGATCTTTATCGCTATAGCAACTCCCTCCCATTGCTAATACGTTTCCACATTGAGACGCCACTTGTTGACGTTCAAGGGTTTCGCTTCCTAAAACAATTCCACCTTTAGTTTTTTCCTTCATTCTAAAAGGCAGCACTAAAATTCTCCAACCGGTTGGTTGAGGTAATTTAGTCGTTTCTTTGGTAATCTCTTTTACAGGTTCTGACTTGTATTTTTCTTCGAGAGCGTTCTTATGCTTTGGGACTTCCTTTGGGAACTTCTTTAGAGTTTCCTGGTTTTTTAATGTCGATAATGGTTCCGTCACGTTGCTCCTTTTTGTCATCAAGCAGGTTAGAGATTTCCTGTTTCACTGATTCCAGTGCATTGATCTGACCTATTATATACTTGTAGGTTTCCATATTGTCAACCCCTCCTGATGTAACGGAGATAGCTAACGATTGAATACGTCGTTCTAAGCCACGACGCAGTTTATAAACTAAGTTTTCGAGGTCCAATTGGGATCTACTTTCTTTCCATAGTATTGTTTTAAGCTTTCATTTGCAACTTTAACTCCACCTAATTTACCAGAAATATAACTTCCAATATAAGGTTCAGTCACCCCTTTAGGGGTCATGAGTTTAGTTGTTTTAAATTTTGATTTGATTCGGGTTGCCATTAGGCTTTTCTCTTAGCAGCCATTTTCTTGAATGTTTTAGCTAAAGCTTTAGCTCTGCCTGTACATCCTTTTTTAGTAATCGGTGTACATTTTCCTTTAGTTCCTCTTTTTTTAATTGAAGCTGTAGCTTTTTGAATCCATTTCTTGTCAGTACCTTTTTTAAATCCTATTCTTCCGCCGTCTTTATAGCCACGATTCAATTCTGAATGAACTCTGGATATTTCAGCTCTACGATTTCTATTGGAATGTTCGCCTTCAACACGTCCTAGTTCTTCTAATAGGTCGGTACGTCCACCGCCAAATCTTAATGCAGCTCGGCCGCCTGTTTTTAAAGCGACGCCTGTTCCACGTTTAGCGATTCCGCCACCACGTAAATTGATGGCTCCTAAATTTTTTGGGTTTCTTACAATA